ATGCCGGTAGAGAATGTCCCATACGATGCAACAATAATAGTATCATCAGACTTCTCTGTCAAGTATCTAATTTCTTCTCTTTGTTCTGTATCTGTTCCACCCCACACAAAGTGAACCGATTTATCTGGTGCGTATCCACTGATTAACTTGTGTAGATGGTCTCCGTGTTTCTCTACATACTGGTATAAAACCAGCGTATTGCCCTTCTGAGAGGACGCCAGTTTCGCCAGAATGTCATTCCTCTCTGGGTTGGACACTAGGAAGTCCATTTCCTCTTGATAATTCATTTTGGAAACAAGTTTCCTTTGTTCGTCTGGATACCCTATAACCATGCAGATAATTTTTAGTTCTGCTAGTTCTTTCTTGTCCATCAATTTCTTGGTCGTTGTCACCTTGAACACTGGGCCGAATACACCCTCCAACACTAGTTTGTGAGTTTTAGTTCCGTCCAGTGTACCAGTAGTTCCTATTCGGAATCGTGCGTTCTTACATTTATCCATCAAAGTCATAAGGGACTTTGCTTTGAACAAATGAGCCTCATCACCATACACTACATCGAATTGATCAAACCACTTCTGCGGAAACTTGTAGATGGACTGCCATGTAGATATGACTACATCGGCGGCGTTTGATTTTTCCTTACCACCGTAGATACGGTGACAGTGTTTTGCAACTTTGAACCCGTTGTGAGTAGAGTAGTCTCTAAAGTCACCATACATTTGTTCTACCAGAGAGGTAGTAGGAACCACAATCAATTGTTTACGGCCAAGAGCTTGATGATATCGAACCAACGAATAGATGATCAGTGACTTACCACTCGCAGTGGGAGACAACAACAGAGTCCTACCTGAGTTGATGCCCTCGTGAATTGCAGACTGTTGATAGTCTCTTGCTTGAATTGGTTTGTTTTGACTGTGAAGTTTCAACGCACCACAAAACTCGGACACCTCTTCATTGGTAATCTTTTCACCGAATGGTTCAAGGTCAACCTGTACTTTGTACTCCAGTTGTTTTGCAAATTCCAATAGATAGGGAACCAAACCAATATACAGTTCGGCCTTGTTCATGTTGTAGAGTCTAATCTTACCGTCCCAATATCTGTTTCGGTATGAGGGCATAAACTTAGCCCCAGGCACTTCAAACGTGAAGAAGTCTGATATCTCTCGACGGATACCATCAGAAGCCTCTACATAAACATGTACGTTATCTTTTTGTTTTACCCAAATCATATGAGTCCGGATTGCAACTTATTCCATTCTACTGCGTTTTTGATATCCCACCCGCGACTATTGAGACTGCGGAGAACGCGATCTAAAAAATCCACAGTGGTTTCCAAGTAGTAAACCTTGTCCTGTTGTTTGATAATATCCGGATCACTGTCTAACTGATCTCTCATGTCAGACCGTAACACGGCATTCTTTCTCCACGGTTCCCATCCTAGTTGATCAAGTTCTTCTTTTGATAACTCGCCCCGATAGTAGTCATTCTTGATATTCTCAAGTCGCTTCAAATCTGCGACTGCTTTTCGGAGTTGGAGTTTGGAGTTTGAAAGAAGGGTGACGTACTTTGAGTGTAGTACAGGAGTTCGGGTTGACTCACTACCTAAATCTAATTCGTCAAGTTTACAATCTTCAGCCCACTGTGTCTGAAGTTCAATCAATGTTGCCATAATAAAAAATCCAATTACTTAATAGTATATATGCGATACCTAAACGATGCTATCCCCACGAAAAAAGGTTGATCCCCAGACGATTGGTCAAAGTCCAAACCAGATAGGGCAGTTGGAAAACAGTCTTTGAATACAATCTCTACATTGGGATTATCATTTGAATCCAAGACAAACAAACTGGCGTCACTTACTTGTGCCAGTGCTTCCTGTTTATCTTTCCTTGCACTTGCAGTTCTCCACTTTTGTGTCTCAATGTAGTCTGTAAACTGTGAGTGTTTCAGTGGTGCGCCCAAACCAATCATCCAATCATACAATTCTCTGTAGTTTGTCATATCCTCTTGAATTAGGAATCTGATGTTTAGATCACCGAATGTCAGTTTGTCGCCTGGGTATGGGATGTCTGCCAAAGGAGTATTCTGTACAGGAAATCCCATACTAATGTCTGGTATGTTAGCACCTTGACAAAAGAATGATGTGTGAGGGATGTTGTGAACTTGGAACTTAAATCCATTTGGCCGTAAGAAATCCAACTCACTACCACTTTGTGCAGTAAAGTTCCCTTGATTGATTGAGATGTTAGGTGTGTATGCCATACTTCTATTTATAACACATAAAAAAAGGGACTCCGAAGAGTCCCTTAAAAACGTCCCTTATGGGATTCTTTTTATTACATCAAGTTCGTTACCTTCACTGAACGGTAGTATTGGTTACGATCAGAGGTGAAAGTATCACCGTCAGTGTTACCAGAACCATCGACAACGTAAGGGTTAGCGATCATACCGTAACGAGTCTTAAATCCAATCTTAGGTTGGAAAGTAGACGGGTCAATCGCACGAACCATTTGCAGAGGCACATACGGGCAGTAGAACAGACCAGCGTCATACGGTGAAGTACCCTTGTATCCTGCAACATAGAACTGCGATGCAGCACCAGTGTTTGCAGAGTAAGGATCGACGTATACGCGATACCGACCATTCAGTACACCAGCGAACGTGTTACCAGTGTCATCAACATTCAATGAAGTGTTGAGAGCAGGAGCGTAATCAAGAACACCAGCCATTGACAGAGCACTTGCAACATCTGAAGAACAGATGATGAAGTTACCCTTACCGCGACGAGTATCTTGTGCGATTACGTTAGCATCGCGTTCAATGTTGAACAGAAGACCCTTGAATCGTTCTACAGACCAACGACCATTGGAGTCAACGTCAAGGTCAAAAGTACCAGCGGTTGCAGTTGAAGCAGCACCCGTCTTAGCGACCTTGTAGATGGTACGGATTACTTCTCGGTTGATTTCAGCGAGAATTTCCTGAGACAGAATGTTTGACAACTCTGACTCAGCGTCAAGACCGTGAACTGCCTTGAGGTCTTGCGCGAGTTCGACAGTGTATTCTGCCTTCAATGCGCGTGACTTAGCAGTTACAGTGGTCTTCTCAATTGAGAAAGCCATCTGGTTAAGAGTTACAGTGTCACCCAACAACTCAGCGTTGTCGCGAGTGATACCAGTACCCGTTGTGAAAGTACCATCAACGGGGTTAGAACCAGCGTGGGTTCCAGCACCAGCAAAGTCAGTATCAGCTTCGTTGAACAGGGCTTCTGTGCCTGTCTGTGAAGTGTAGTGTGACTTCATTGCAAAGATAAGACCAGTAGGGCCAGTCATAGGTTGAACACCACAGACATCATACGCCATCAGGTTAGGCAGCGCACGGCGAACCAAACTGATGAGGATGGGGTCATAAGTGTCAATAGCAGTTGACATGTTGTTGGCATGCACGGCTTCCGTGATACCTTTTTCTTCTTGCAGAGCCTTCTCTTGGTTCTCCAGAATTACAGCAGTTACCGACTTACGATAAGGGTCGGAAATCTCCTGCAAATCGGGGTGATCCAGAACTGGACTCCACTTCTTTTGGATTTCTTCAGAAAGATACATTGTAGTCTCCTTGATTGGTTTTTTGTTTTACCTAAGTTTATTTATAAAAATTTTACTTTTTAATCTGTTTTGAAATAGCCTGAGCATACTTGTTAATAGATGAAGTTTCATCAAGGAAACTGGAGTCAACCGTATCGGTCAACTTTTCCTCTGAAATAGCAGACGCACCTTGTTTCGGGAAGTAAGTTTCCTTAACAACTGCGACCTTTTCAGCAAAGATTTCAGAGTCACCAAACTCAACGTCTGCCAACAATGAGGTCAACTTCTCTGCTTCCGTCAACGTCAAGTCTTCTGATGCCTCTGCGATAACTTTCTGTCGCAACATGGTCTCATTTTGACCTTTGAGATCAACGGTAGCCTCAATCTGTTCGTTGAGTTTACCTTTCAACTCTTCGATTTGCTGTTCCATTTCACCTAATACATCATACTTTTCTTCAGGCACTTCAATATAATGTTCTTTGAAAACCACTTGCAGAGACTTGATGAAGTCTTCGGTGATCTCTGTACGAAGCCCGCGTTCAATAGCGAGTTCATTCTCTTTCATCCAGTTCTCAGCAACATAGTTGAGGTATTGATCTACCTTTTCAACCATATCTTCCTTGAACTTTGCAGTCTCAGCGGCAGCTTCTTCTGCAAGTTCTGTCTGAATACTTTCAATTTCGTTAGCAAGACGAGCAGTTACGACTGTCTCAAACAGTTCTGCGGCCTTGACCTTGAAACCTTCTGATAAATGTTCTTCGTCGGCAAAGAGAGTTTGAATGTCTGCCTCAAAAAGAGTTTCTTCGGATGACTCATCTGATTCTTCCTCAGACTCAACTTCCGCAACTTCCTCTTCTTCCGCGACAACTTCAACTTCTTCTTCTTCGACAGATTCTTCGTCTTCGTTGATAACATCACCAGAGAAGGGATCAATCTCGTCAACTTCCTCTTGATGTACGTTACCTTTTGAAGAAGGTTGTGCAACAACACTGGCAGTGTCTTCTCCGCCTTCGTAGTTAGGAGCCTGTCCTGCACCTTGGTTTTGCAGTTCACCCATCTTGCTCAACTTTGCAGCAGCGGCTTTACCGATGGGGGAAGTCAATCCACCATGCTTGTCGCCAGTACCAGAGAGGTCTTGCATTTCGGGGTTAGCATTGGAACTACCCTGTGTAGGATTAGTAGAATCTCCAGGCGTAGCATTGGGCTTTAAGTTCTCCGCTGCAGCCTTTTCTTCTAGTTCATTGACTTCTTCAGCGAGTTGTAGAGATTCTTCGATCTCCTTACCCTTCTTGAGAAAGTCTCTGATTTTGCTTTCTACGCTCATTTTTATTCTCCTTTGAGATTTTGCGTTACTGATAATTATTTATACAAAACTAGATTTTTGATAACTTATCAAGGAATGAACTAAACACTTGAAGTTTCTGTTCCTCCAGTTCACGGGAACTAGCCTTACGAATAGTCGCCTGTGCAATGTCCATTTCTTTTTCAGTCCAAATTCCGTTTACCATCATCCATTCTTTGTTCTCCATGATACCTCTAACAAAGGCATCCGGAGCGGATGGGTCTGCCACGATGTCAGCAGCAGTAGATAAGATAAAGTCATCTTGAACTTCATTGATACCATTCTTTTCTTTGATTGAACCAAGGCCTCGTGAACTAACTCCGAGTTGTGCGCCTTCGTCCATAAGATTCTTTACGATATTACCCATAGGTGTATCAAGAATTTTTGCTTTACCAATCCAGTTATCACCACTTTCTTTCAGAGAGGTGATCATATGCGATACACGATCCAGATTCAGAGTAGG